TCTTGGCCTGGTCGGCGCTGAGTCCATAAGAGTTCAAGACTGTAGTGATGGCGTCCGCAGCGGTGGCGGTGTCGGTCATGCCAGCCCTGGCAGCCATTGACGCTACACGTAATGTTTCCAATGCTTTGGTTGGTGCAATTGACGCGGACAAAATATCATACAAACCGCCCGATAGGGTATCTGTACCCTCACCAAACTCAATCGCCATATCTTGAATGCCGCTAGTAAACCCGCGCATGTGTTGCTCTGGCTTGTCGAGCATCGTAGACACATTCGCCATTGATTTTTCAAACGCCGCGAACAACCGAATGCCAGCGGCAGCAGGCGCAGCAAACGCAACAGATAGCCCAGCCATCTGTTTTCCAAGGTTTTGCATTTGTCGCCCTGTTCGTTGGGCGTTTCTGCTGAACCGTTTTAGTTTTGCTTCCGCGCGGCCAAGGCCACTAACGAGGCCCTTTACGTTGGCCTTTACGTTGATGAACAGGTTGCCAATTGTCGCCATTAGTCGCTACCTTTTGTCAATTGAACCAGTTGCATCAATTGTGTTTCAATGTCCGACGATGTTTGTTTTTCGTCTTGAGTGAACGGCAAAAAGTCTTTGATACCAAACGCCCTGCTACCCTTGCCACGGTGACAATTTGCAACCGTTGAGGCTACAACAGCCGCTTGTACGTCGCCCCGCAACGATCCCTGGGGATCAATGCGATCCAAAGCCATATATTCTGCAAGTGTTCGGCTATCGATTCGCTCAAGCATTTCGTTGATTGGTATTCCTAGCGACAAACTTAGACGTAAATAGAACGCCCTTGCTGGTCGCCGCTTTAGTTTCCCGCTAGTTCGTCCACATCATCATTTGAAAAGGCATTGAGTTTGAGCGCCGCAGTAAACACGCGATCTAGTGCCGCCGCAGACTTTTCCCCAAGTTGTTCAACGTCTTTGGTTGTAAATAGCGGCTCGCCATCTTCACCCCTGGCCGCAATGGAAACCATTCTTGCCCGAATGTTTGCCATTGTCTTTTTCCCGCCAGTCATAGACGCTTCAAAATTATCACGCTGTTTGCCGGTGATTGTGCCCACCAGAACGTCGCCGCCCCACTCAGGGACGGCAACGCACTTGGTTTGGGCATCATCGGCACCGAGAATCGTTTCCCGGTCAAGAATTGCCATATTGTTTTTCCTTATCAATCAGCAGCAGCGGCAGCCGTCACATTGCCATCAACCTTGATGGTAATACTTGCGGTCACAACGCTATCCAAACCCACAGACACATCGAACCCGGTAACAAATCCGTTTCCGTTGAACTTCATCCCTGTGGTAGAATCACCAATGTCAATAATCCACGCAACGACCGCAGTGCTTCCAGCGCCATCAAACGCGGTGGCTGCTGCGTCTTGTCCAGTGCCAGTAGAAGCATAATTTTCTAACTGTACTTCACAACTAATTTCCGACTCATACAGAGTGGACGCAATAAAATCCTTCGCGCCTGTTGTTGAAAGATTTGAAACGTCAATTGTGTCTCGACTGTGATTGATGGATAAACTTGTAAGTTGTCCAACGATGGCCCCGGCCAACGAAAGTGTTGCGCCCTCTGAAACAATGGTTGCCATTGTATTCCCTCTCCTGTTACGTAACTGATGAGTGCATACGCACCCGAACCGAAATTGCCACGGGAGATGAATCCGATCCATCGCGTGGCGTGAGTTTTATGTCGTCGGTCCTAACATGAATAACAATTTGGACCGTCATGGTGTCGGACCCGCTTGGGGTCACATCACCAGAATAGAACGCTACCGCTGAACGGACAGCCTCAGCCAACGCCTTTGCGTCACCATAACTATCGTCCAAACAGAGCAATTCAAATTCATCAACCTTGGTTGATCTACCCCCAAGGTGTGGGAGTGGTTCGCTAGCCTCAAGGGTATACACAACCGCTGGAAGCGCCGCACCCTTTGGGACATCATGTGGATAGACTCGCGTGCTAATGAGCGCAGCCACACCAGAATCATCAACAAGAATCTGCCTGATGACCTGTTCGGCGTAAACACTCATCCCAAACGCGCCCGTTGTTTGGTTTTGCGGTTGATTGCATCGCGTAAATACCGCCTGAACAACTGTGGTATTCGTCGCTTGTTTCGATCAAACGCGGGTTCCATGAATGGATTTGGTTGGGTTCGTCCAAACGATTGGCCCTGGACCGTAACGTATGTTTCGCCGTGAACCTGACGCACCCAACTTCGCGTGGCCCGCCGTTCACCCGTTCCAAATTCCACAAGGTGTGCGTGTGGCGCTCTATTTTTCCCGCGTTGGCTTGAGTACACGCGGCCCATTACCGTTGCGTTTGCAACGTCTAGGTTTATTTTTGTGGTAATTGAATCCCCAAGCGTGCCGGTGTGCCTTGCAATTCCACCCTTTGCATCATCGGCCACCAACCTCATGGCTTTCCTCATCGCACCGCGTATGGTTCGCTTACTGATTTCATCGCCAAGCGCTTTCAGTGCGCGATCCAGTTCAGGAATACCGGAAACCGTTATCCCACCCCTGCCAGCATGTTTGGTGGACACAGACCGCCCAACCCCCGACCCATAGAAACGCTCAGCGCTCATGCCCCCACCTCAACGCAGAGCAACTCTAGCATTTTGTCAGTCTCTTTGGGGTTGATGACGCTGGTAATGTTCAACACCCTACTACCAAACTGGACACGCTCGGTGGTAGACACATCATCGCGGTAACGCAACAACACACGGTGGCTTGTGAACGTCTTGGCTTGTTGGTTTTCGATTCTTTCCGCGCCGCTTGTTGGCTCCACAGCGGCCCAGACCGTTGCCACGGTTGCCCAACTATTAGTGGTTTCGCCAAACGTAGACGCTGTACCTGTTGGGGTTTCAATGGTCACACGCTGGCGCAATCGTCCCGCCCTCATCAATTCACATCCGGCACTTTTATTTGGTTGACCAACGCATTTACCGCCATTGGCAGTGTTGCGTGTTGACCACCAAAAGCAACGGCTTCACGATTTTCAAACCAATGCCCAACCAGTTGCAGTGTTGCAACCTTCGCCGCACCAGGAACAGAAGCGGCATCATCATACCCCGCAGTGTATACCACGGTTATGGCTTCTGGCCGAACGTCGATGGTGGGCCAATCTTCACCATCATCAAGAACCACACGCCCAGGCTCGGAAGATATATCAACATGGTACTTAGACGTTGCAAATGTTTGGCTTGCTTCGTTTTCGTCGTAGTACGTAATACTAGAAACAGCGCGTGCCGGTGGGCGTGGTAATTCAATCACACCCCCAGCGGGCCACCTGCTCATCGTCAACGTATACGTTGCTACCATCAATTGCCGCAGTGTTCGCGTTTCAACGTGTGAACGTGCTGCTGCAAGTAAAATCGTCAACTCAGCATCATGGTCGGTGCCATCGATGCTGAGGTGTGTTCTGACTTCCGCAATGGTCAGCGGTTCAGAAGTTGGCGCGGTTGTTTGCTTCAAACCCACGGGATTTGCTCTCTGTAACGCCGTTCAGCCCTGCCACCAGGAAGTGGGTGAATGACACTGGAGGTTTCAATCGTTCTGGTTGCCAACTCAGCGCGTCCAAGACGCACCAACCTACCAGCCTCACCCGGTGGGAGTGGGACAACCTCACCCTTAGCCGTAAACCCACCAGACGTTTTGTAATCCACTAGCATTCTTACAAGCATTGAGCGCCCCCGGCAAGCGTGGGGACGGCCCGAAGGCCGCCCCCGATACGCTAAACCAAACCAATCAATCGAGTGTGATGGTTGCACACGCAGCGTCTTGCGTCAAACGACCATCAAGCCTGGCATATGCACGGAAACCAACCATGCCGTCACCAGCATACAACTCATCTAGGCGTTGTACTGCAACTCGACCACGATCCACAATCGTAAAATAATCGAAGTTACAAATTGCAGCCCCAATGTTTCCCGATGCTGTCGCTGGAATGTTGCTGTTAGTGTAAACGGGTTTACCCATCAACATATCAGGCGTTCCAGCAGTGAGCCCCGGCTGCCACAGGTATTGGTTTGTGGTGTCTTTCAACTGCCGAATTTCTTTGGCGGTTGAATCGTTCATCACCCACGCAACATTTCCCCCGTTGCGATACTCTGGAAGAATCGTGTGGTAGCAATCGATCAGTTCGTCCGCAGTTATCACGGTCGAGTTTGCTGCTGCAACATTGCCGACGCCACTTTCGTTGATGATGCCGGTAGGCTCGCCGCTGCCGCTGCCCGTAAGGAAAAGTTTGTCCTCTCCCAAACCGAATGCTCGACCAAAAGCCCGCGAAAGCCACCCCCCTAAATCAAACTCAGAATCGTACAGGAGTTCTTCTGAAACCTTTGTGAGGGTTGTCAGTTTGTAACTGCTGAGGGTGATTTGACCAAATGCCGGATCGGTTTCAGCGTATGAGGCCTCTTCCGCTTTGACCACAGCCGCCAGGCGTGTTGACTCAACAGGGATTTTCATATCACTGTTGGATGCCATCACGTTTGAAAGGCCACGGACAAAAGACATTTCGTCAGCCGTTTCGACAATAGCGGCGGCCATTTCGTCATCAACGAGGTTGCCGCCTTCTGCGGCTACGCCGACTTCCAACGCACGGAGTTCCGTACGATCACCAGTACGCAACCAATGGCGGAATGCCATAGTACGCTCTTCGCTTGCCGTCGATGTTGCCAGACAATCGACAGTCTCAGATTGAGTGCGACGGGTGTATTTTTCCATGTCGGCCTCTGCCGCTGCCACACGCTCTTCTGTTGCAATATCAGCCGCCAACGTGTCAGCGTCTGCGAAAATTGTATCCACACGCTGTTGCTCCTCGCCGGAAAGCCCGCGTGATTCAGCATCAGCCAAATCAACAATTTTGCGAGCCTCGGCCACAAGGCCAGCGCGCTTCTGCTTTTTTGCAGTGTTATCCATTTTCAAAATCCTGTTTGTTATTGGCGCAAAAACGCCAACTTCCCATGTGTGTAAAAAACGCATTGGCTCGCACTGTGACGCTTTGGCGTACTGTGTTTCTGGCCGCTGTTTGATCGTGCCGAATCGCATTGGCGACCGGCTCCCACCAAACCTATCTGGTTATATCACAACATTGCAAAACCGCTAGTTTTGTTCAACTACTTTGGTTTTGGTGCTACCCCTTAGCAAGCAATTCAATTCGCGCACGTAGTGTGCTGTTGTCGAACGGTGGTGGTTCTGTTGGTTGTTCGACATCTGTGTTTTCAATGGTGTCATCTTCAACGGTTTCACTTCTGGAATCAACCAAAATCGATGTGGATTGGTACGCTGGCTCACTCACAACGGACACCTCAACCAAATCTACCTCGGTGAGTGTTCTAAGTTCCTCGTTGTTTGAATAACTCCACCGCTCCTCCAGAACACGAAAGCCAATGGACATTTGAGAAAGCAGCCCAGACCGCACCGCCTCAACCAAATCTCTACCCTCAGTTGTGTCAACTGGTGAAACCTTGACCCACAAACCCGTTTTGTCTTCGCCTAGCGTAAGGGTTCCGTTTTGTGTGCGTGCAACTATTCGGCCTGGGTCATGCTCAACCAACGCTTTTACATCACTGCCAGAATCCAACGAATTGGAAAAGGCCCCGCGTTGTACTACCTCGCGGAAGCCCAACCAGCGGGATGGAGAATCAAAAACACTTGCATACCCCCGAAGAACAACCCCACCATCGTCCCTTTGTTCGATTCTATCAATCTCAAAACCAGCACGCCGCTCAACAACCGCTTCATTGATATCGAACCTTTTTACAACCTCACGCTTTTCACTGTTCATTTTTCAAAATCTCCATGATCTCATTGGATAGTTTTTTGACCTGTTCAACAAAAGCGTCTTCGTCTTCTGTTGCAGACCGAATTTCTACGGCGGCCTCCGTGGCCGTTTCGCTCATGCGGACAACATTTACCAAATCTTCTTTGCTTTGTATTGCATAAATCTCAGCAATTCCATCAACCAAACACGGTTCAATACCAGCCGCATCAATTACGGGAGACATCGCACGGGTTAGCCGCTCGGGAAATTTAGAATAGTTCTCATCAACCCACAAAATAAAGGGTTCGCCCTCCGCGTTGTCGCGTTCTAGGTGACGCTTGACGCGACGACCAACCGCGTTACGTTCAACCCTCAACGTACGCTCTACAGCATCAACAACAACGGGGTAAAGCATCGCGCGGCTTGTGTCGACTGAGTCTACAGCCGCCGCCCCAAGTGGCTCAAAGTTGAGCGGTTGCAGATACCCGTCCCCATCTGGTCCAATCGGGTTCAGATTCTCAAGCGCTCTAATTTCGTTCACGCTCAAAAATCCAGACTCACGGCCCTGGCGGTACGCCTCGTAGCGGCTTGAGGTATCCCCGCGAAGCATTGCAGTCAAATTGAACTCTGGAAACGTGGTGGAATCCCCACGGAACACCTTGCGGCGCAGTTCTTGTTCCCACTTTACAATCCACGGTCGAAGGGTTTCTTGGTTGAATGCCAGCATTGAATGTTCGTAGTTGCTGTACGTTGCTCGGCTCATGTCTTGCAGGTGCATGGGAGAAACGCGATAGATTCGCGCAATCTCTTCGACCGCGAACCGCCGCGTTTGCAAAAACTGGGCATCTTCCGGTGGTATGCCAATGTTGGTCCAACTCATACCCTCCTCAACAATCACAACGCGGCCAGTTGCCTTGGGGCCACGGTGCATGTTTTCCCATGATTCGCGCAACCGTTGCATTGCTTCCGGGGTCAAGTGTCCTGGGTGAGACAACACGCCACTTGGCCTTGTCGCGTTTCCAAAGAAAGCAGCGCCAAACTCTTCCGCCGCCATGCCAAGCCCAATGGCCTTGCGTGCAAACTGGATGGGGCTATACCCCTGCAAACCATCAAAGCCAAGCCCAGCAATGTGCAAAACATCGGTGTACGGCAAGGCGATTGTGTGCCCACCAGAATCATAAAAATACGTTAGTTCACCTTCTACCCGTTGGATACGGATTTTGTGTGGCGGTATTGGATACATTTCACGAACAACGCCACGCCCATCCCGAACAAGTTCAGCGTACCCATTCCCCCACGTAAGAACGTGGCCCATCATCGTTTCAAAGAACGAAAACGCTGTTTGTTCT